ATAACAAGCAAACAACATTCAGAAATTATTTTAAAATTTTTTAAAAATTAGTACTGTCTTGATGGTTTAGCAAGTACACTTGGTGCCTGTCTTGCGAGAACAGAGTTCGCAAAATTTACACCGAATGAACGAGCATAGGTCTTCGCACGGTCATTGCTCTTAGGATCAGAAACACCTGGAGTTGTAGCCAGAGCGTAACGAGTTTTAGCAATGATAACAGGCTGACCGGTAACGTAATCTGTAACCTTTGTGAAGGACAGAGGAACATACGGACAGAAGAAGCCCATAGCATCACGGCTGTTAGCGCCCTTGTAAAGAACGGTGCAGAAGTCGTCCTTAGCATACTGATCGATAACAACTTTGTAGCGGTTATCGAATACACCAGCAACACCACCGGAAACAGGAGCGATAATATCGGAATTAGTAGGAGCCAGCTGGAATGAACCAACCTGTTCTAACATGGTAGCAACCATTGGAGAAACCAGAAGGATATTACCTTGTCCACGCTTTGTATCTAAACCGATAATTGCGGATTCTTTAGCAATACGAATTGTTTGAGCACGATATCTTTCAATTTCCCAACGACCATCAGGAACCTGAACATTAGTCTGAGCACCGAATACAGTATCAGGTAACCAGGTAGAATTATCCTTAACGAAATCAACGATTTCACGGTCAATTTCAGCCTGAATTTCATACTGCATTAAGCTCATCAGTTCTTCATCAGCGGTTAAACCGTGCTGAGCTTTTAAGTCCTGATAAAGTTCAACAGTGTACTTACCTTTCAGAGCACGAGAATCAGCGGCAATTGGTTTTCTTGAAATACTGAAACCAACTTCTCTCATTTCGTCGCCAAGGTGTTCAGCTTCAACTGTCTTATAAGGACCAGTGAAGTTCTTCAGAATGTGACCGAAAGAAGATTCGTTAGTGTATACTGCGGTAATTGTCAGACCAGTAACAGCTGTACCGATATCAAAAGTATCGCCAACATTCAGATTTTGATTTACATGATTTGGAGTATTGTCAACATCAACAGTAGCAAGGATCTTGTCGTCTTCGATGTACAGAACATAACCACGTTCAGCTGCGGAAGAGTCTAAAATCTTTGAAGTAGAAGTCTGAACGGTACCAGCCTGAACAGCAGCTTTGATCTTATCAGCATCACTTAAAGAAACCTGATAGATAACACCAGCTGGTTTTGGACGATCGTCAACTTTCTTAAGACCATCACCAAGATACTGATTAACGAGAGCATAGATAAAGCCGGTAGGCATGCTCATTGGCTGAACACCAAGTAATTCGTTAGCAATCAGATTTGGATAGATACGTCTAATCATAGGGATTATGATTGGGGTGAATTGAGCAACGTCACCGGTTAAAGTACCTTCACTCAAAGTTTTCTGAATATCAATCTGAGTGTTTTCAATAAGTTGAATAATTGTTTCTTTTTGAGAATCTGTCATCGGACCGAATTTTTCAGATTCCAAAACACTTTTTGCAAATTCATTAGAGGTTGCCTTCTGAACTGCTTCGCTTAATAACATATCCATTAATGGATTCTCCTTAAAAATATATTTTTAAATTTTATTAATATAATCTACTTAAACGTTTTTCTAAATCGCTTTGTTCTCTTGACTCGTTTAAAGTCTCAGGACGTGAAACTTTTACGTAATCATTCTTAACAGGGGATTTAGTTGGAACTCTTACATATTCTTCTGAAACTGCTTCTTCTTCAGGCTCTTCTGGTTCTTCGTGGCATTTTTCAGCAAGCTTTGCTTCGTCAATAATTGCTTGTTTCAGATTTTCTAATTTATTTATGTATCTTGAAGATTTTTCAAAAACAACATTGTTAGCGCAACGTTCGAATTTAACAGCAGCTTCGCCTTCTAAACCTTCCTTAAGTTCTGCGATAATACCCATCTTAATGAGCTTCTGATTTTCCTTAAGAAGATTTGATTTTTCTTCTTCAAGCTTCTGCATAGCAGCTAAAGTCTTTAACATCTTGTTGTTTTCTGAAATTGTCTTTTCAGGATTTTGATTTTCAACAGACTCAGCAATCTTCTGAGCAGAAACACCAGCCATGGTGCAGGCATTAGCTAAAGAGTCAAGAATGAAGTTATTTTTATAATCAGCTTCAGTTACTGCAAAAATATCTTCGTGTTCGGAAATAAAACTATTAACAGTTTTATCAATATATTTTTCAATAATTGAATTCAGGCTTTCTAATCTACCGTCAACGAATTTGATTGCGTCTTCTTTGATTTCATTTTTATATGATTCGCAAAGGTCATTTAAACGCAAAGTTTCCTCTTCAATTTTCTGGTCAGCTAAAATTGAAGCTTTTGATTCGATTAAGCTTTCAATTTTGCTTTCTAACTCTTCTTGAAGATCGTCGGTAAATGCTTCACCTAAAACTTCCTTAAATTGTTCAAGCATTTTAAAATTCTCCAAATGTTTTTAATTATTTATATTTTAAAAAAGTAATTTTTTTACACAATTCACAATATTTTAAATTTTTTGAAGGAAATTTTCAAATAATTCTCTAATTGCGTCTTGTTTTTGTGCTAATGTGATTGATTCTTTAATCTCTTCAGGTTCTTGAACTGGTTCTAGTTTTTGTTCTTGAACTTGTTCTTGAACAGGTTCTGGTTCTTCAGGTTGAACTTCTGGAACTGGTTCTGGTTTTAAAGACTCTTTGATTTCGTTTAAAGAATTTTTTAAATCTTCTTTTAAAGAATCTTTAAAAGATTTTAAAGAATTTTCGATTTGTTCTTGAATATTTACATCGGAAATTTCAGGTTCAGTTTTAATTTCCGCTTCAACATTATTTACATTTCCTTCGTCAATATTTTCGACAGAATTTTCAGGTTCTTTTAATTTTTCGATAATATTTCCGAATTTATCAATTTCATAAGTTTTATCTTGAACAATTCCCTCACAAAGTCTGTGAGCTTCACACATACCGTTCATTGTCGCGTTATAATCTGAAGGATTAGGAACAACATCATAAGTGATTAACTTAAAGCTTTCAACAATACCGTTTTTAACAGAACCTACGCCTCTTGAAGATACTGAAATTTTAACATCATTATCAACTAAAGATTTTAACTGATTAGCTTGAGGATTGTCTAGCAAAACAGCTTCACCCATAACGTACTGGCCTTCAATCCATAATTTTGTTATTTTTGAAACTGCTTTCATAGGGTCAACTTCAGTTCTTGCTGGGTGTTCGTATTCCATCAAAGTGTTGATAGAACCTGACTTAATTTCATTCTGATATTCAGCGACATTACGTTCCCACAAAGGTCTTGGATAAGTTCTACCATTACGGTTTTTCTCACCTATAGTAGAGAAAATACCTCTGATTTTATATTTTTTCTCAGATTTACCAGTTGCTTCGTTAATTTCCTCTTCTTTAACAACTGACAAACCTTGAGTATCTGAATCAAACATTAAAGAGCTCATTTGCATCTCCTTAAATTCCGTCAAAAACTTTTACCTGCTCAACATTATCATTTGTTGAATCTGTACCGATCTCTTTTTCCAAACGAACTTCGTGAGGATCTGTTTCACCTAAACCGTTTGTTTCGTCTTTGAGCTCGGCATCGTCAGTGATGTTTGTTTCGTCTTCTTCAGGATTATATTCTTCTTTAAAAATATCATTCCATTCAGACTCTGGAATAGGGGTAACATCAGGAATTGCGTTAGGATCGTCAACACCTAAAAGATTTGTCATAGAATCTACTTCGGTATATTCTACATTATCGTTTTCTGGGTCAATTCCGATAGAATCTGAATCATCATCAAACGCATCTGACCCTTCAGCTTCAACTAATTTTGCTTCTCTTAAAAGATCTTTAATTTCAGCGTTTAAAGAGTTAATCTTTTCATAAATTTTTGAAAGCTTTGCGGCTTTTAAAATTTTAGGGTGGTTTTCTAAAGCTTCTTTAAGCTCTGAAGCAAATTGTTTTTGAAATTCGCTGGTTCTATTATTTAAAACCTGCTTTAAAAGTTCTTTTTCCATTTTTTATCCTTTTGAAAATACTGCTAAATCTAATTTTGCTGCTTCTAATAAATAACTTGATTTTAAAGAAACACCATAACCCATTCGATTTCGAATATACACATGAACACATCTGTTAAATTCAGGAGCGCTTAAAAATGGTTTTAACTGTGTGTACGTAAAAGTTAAAGGTGTTTTTAATTTTTCATTTTGAATATTTAATTTTAAAATAAACTTAATTAATTCTACTCGTTTCTGTGTTCTTATCCAGTGGAAATTTAAACCTAAAACATAATTTTTTGACTGGTCCAAAACTAGAATTAACGGTTTTCTATCCCATAAATGTTTTTTATCTTTTGGAGCATAATCAAAGAAACAAATTTTTCCAACATCTGTTTCCTTTTTGATATTATGTTTTTGTTTAATTAAATCTTTTAAAACTAATTTCAATTCGGATCTTGTAAAGGGGTTTATCTTATTTAAAAATTTATCTAAACTGCTTACTAAACCCATTTTATATCCTTATTTATCTTAATTATTTAAAGAAACAGTATTTAATGTTGCACCGTTAAATTTACCTGGCTGGTCATTGTCTTCGTCGTCGCCGACTACCCAATCAGTGTAGGTAAATGTTACGGAATAATCTTCTAACGCGTTTGTTCCTGACTGTTCCATAGAAAGTTCAGAAACATCTGACGGCCAAACATTGTGAAGTTCATAAGTAACTGTCTCATTTTCAGCGGAGTCAAGCTGTGCTATTCTCATTGTTACTTGAAGAGCTGACGGATTGCCGGTATGTGTTCCGGTTTGAGCGTGGTCAATAGCTTTCTGCCAGGCTAAAAACGCTCTTCTTAAATTATGCTCTTCAGTGTTGTAGAATGAGCAAGACCAGGTTCCGCCAAATTCTGTATCGCCAGGCAAAATATATTTTCGTCCCTGGTTCCAAACTTCAATTGAGCCGACTGCTCTACCAGGAATTGCAGAAGCATGACACAAAATAGCAGCATCATTTTCTAACCCTGTTGAAGACACATCTAAACCTTGAGGAAATGAAAAATATACCATGAATTTATTCGATCTTGCGCCAGCGCCAATCTTTGCTTTAATCTCGGAAATTCGATTTGTCATTTTAAATCCTTTTTTAAATGTATTTATACTTTTTTAAAA